ACTAATTCATAATATATCCTTACAGTATTTTGGAACAAAACCAGTTTCTTTAAATATTTGAAAACATTCTAACGTTTTTGTGTCGCTATAAAAGCGTTTTCTAAACTCAAACTCTATCTCATGTTCGTATTTGTCTGCTTTATACATACGATCTATTTGAAACATTAATCCAACAATAACAAAGGTGACCACCAAAACTGCAATGCAGATTGCAATTCTAATATTCCACCTCTCCATCCGTTCGTGATTTTTTCTTTTGTCAGCAACTTCTTTTTTTTTAATAGTTCATCTTGTATCTTTTGTTCTTTTTTTAGTTTCTCACGTTCTTTCTCAAACTCAGTCCATACAGCACCTAATTCTGGAGGAGATTGATATACAAGTAACTCCCTAAGTTCTGCCTCTGCTTGTTCTAATTGTTTGCGTCTAAGAACATTCTCAAGAGCTATTGCTTGTAAAGATTTACCTTTTGGTGGATTCTTCTTTGTTTTTTCATCTTGCTTAATAGCTTGTTCTTGATGGTCAAAAAACGATCCAAGCGAAGTACTAAGTTCACGTGTTATTTCAATAACTTCAGAACCTGTGCTTTTAGCATCTTTGTATAAGGCTATGCCTTGTTTAACAGCAGAAAGAGCAGCTAGAGCAAGAGTAAAAGGTTCCATTTTTATCCCTGTAGTAGGATATTATTAGGTGTGTATTGGGTCATTACCCAATTTGTACCATTAGAAACTAAAGTACACCTATCTCCTGAACTATCCAACAAAATAGAGGTATTTGTTGCTGACCCATCAATTTGAACCACGTTTGAACTTGCCGAAACAACCGTAAAAGCCTGGTAATTTTGAATATTTAACACTCTACCCAAATAACTTGAGGCCGTTGGCAACGTCAAAGTTAAAGAACCAGCGTAATTGTTGATTACCCAAAGATCGGTTGTAGATATTGAATAAGTGGCAGTTGTAACCGTTGTTGGTGCAGCTATAGCTTGGGCACCAAGAGAAGTTAATGCTCCAGAAGCTGTTGTAGATCCAGTACCACCATAAGCTATTCCAATAGTTCCTACGTCTCCTGAACCCAACAACGTGTTACCAGTAACAGTTTTAATGTTAGTTCCACTAACAAGAGTTGCTTGATATTGACTAAGAGTTGGTATATCAGTGCTAACTAAAGCTCTAAATGTAGGTGTAGTTGCTGATCCACTAGCAGGACCTGCAAACAATGTGTTAGGAGATTCAGTTGTTAAACTAATTGCAAATGAACCAGTTGTTGTAATTGTGGATGGGCTTACCGACAGAATAGATGGGACTGTCATTCCTACGCTTGTAACCGTACCTGTAGTTAGAGTTTGCCAAGTAGGTGTTCCTGAACCCGCTGACGTTAAAACTTGTCCAGTTGTACCAGCACTAGTAAAACCATAAGCTGTACCAGTTCCATAAGAAATTGCCCCCGAAGTTGGGGTTGCTGTGCTATTTGTACCACCATTAGCTATTGCCACCTGACTTGTTAAAGTAGCCGCAGAAACTGCTAAAGGAGTAGTTTGTTTTACATAAATAGATCCATTTGGAGTATTTGAATAAGCAACAACACCAATTTGAATAGGGTAACCAGTTGGAGGAACAGTATTTTGTATTTGACCCGCAGAATAAGGGCTTAGATACAAAACATCGCCAACAGTAAATGTGCCTGTATTTACAGGAGTAAGCAATCCTGCGGTAGTTACATAACCAACAGCACCTGACGCTATAGACTGAGTTGCAAGACCTATAACAGCGGATGTTGCTATAGAATTTGCTTGAGCAGGAGCTACAAGAGGGTAGATTGCACTGCTTGATGTGGATGTTACATAAACAGCAATTCCTGCTGCTATGGAAGATCCTGTACCATTTTTTACTTTAACTTGAGTCTCTTGACCAATTGTTATTACATTACCGCTGACATCATTAAAGTAACTTAAAGCCTTTTGTGTGCTGTCATACCAAAGCATTCCTTCGGAATAACTTGGTTGAGCTATAGATGTATATGAGGTTGTTGTATCAAATGTAGGAGCAGTACTTAAAACTACTTTATTTGATCCAGTTGTTGAATAGCTTGTACCCCAAGCAGTTCCTGTTGAATTGGGTATTCCTGAACCTGGATACGTAGCATAGGGCAACGCAGGTATATCAGCAGTAACCAATGCCCTAAATGTAGGAAAAGAACCAACACCGCTAGATGGACCAGCAAATATTGAATTAACAGCTTGAGTTGTTAGTGTTCCAGTTAGTGTTCCTGTAGTAGTAACTGGTGAATTAGTTACATTAAAAATTGAAGAAGGTAATGCAAGTCCAACACTTGTAACTGTTCCAGTAGTACCAGTAGAAGCGTTAATTGTTACAGTACCAGTGCCTCCAGTTGGAGATATAGTTATATTGGTACCAGCAACAATTTTATTGACAACAGTAGTCCAAGTGGGTGTACTTCCTGCATTAGAAGTAAGCACTTGACCTGTAGTACCTACAGCAGTAAAAGCGTAAGCACCACCATTGCCATAAGCTACAGCACCAGCAGTGTGTACAGCAAAACCATTAGTTCCACCATACGCTATTTTTAAAGGAGAACCTAACTTTAAACTTGTAAAGTTACCTGTTGATGGAGTAGTAGAACCTATAGCCGTATTGTCTATAGTACCACCTGTTATAGTAACTCCATTAGAATTTTGACTGGCTAAAGAACCGTATACTTTATTACTAAGCTTTTGAAACCAATCTCTCCAAGGGTAATTCTCCCCTATAGGATTCTGTGGAATCGGAATGTTTGAATTAGGATTAGTAGCCATAGTAATTACTTGTATTTAATGTCTTTACAATAGCCATTCTTTTGAAGTAGTGGAAGCATTTCTTCTAATTTTTCTCCTATATCATCTCTGACCATAGGAGAGTTAATCATACATATTTTCTTCTTAAAAGTATCATAAGCATCACATTTGGCATCATAAACAGTTTTACCTGTACCAGAAACAGTCATCACATAGCTACCAGCCGTAACCATACAAGGCTCTGTGTTTCTACCATCTTTACCTGGTCCAAAACCCATCTTAACTTCTGACAAATGGATGTTACTAGTAGCATCTTCCATTGTTAAATCAAAGATAGGGTAGCCTGTATTTTCTTTCTTTTTAACGTTGTTGTAAGGGTAGTCAGGTTGAGATACCACAATACCACAAGCAATGCTATCTTTAACTTTAAGAGTGTCTTTACCGTTTAAAGAGTCAAGCATCCAACCAATAGGGCATCCTGTATGTAGAGCTTGTTGAATCTGGAATAGAGGCCATCCAGGACGAGTAGTAAACTCTAGGGGCCAGGGATTACCCTTATCATCAATAATACAGTTAACATCTATATAACCGCTGTAGCCTATACCATGTAAAAAACCTTCTAAAGGTAATAAGACTTTTTCAGCTAACAAACTCTTTTGGGTATATCTCATCACAGTACCTTGCTCACCAGTAGCAGGACCATGATCCCCAGACATTAGCTTCTTAAACTCCCAGTTCTCAAGAATGTGTTTAGAAAACCCACCTAAACCAAACCATCCACCAACAGCCATCTCACAGCCTTTATGGAACTCTTGTAGAACAAACTCACCATCGTAAGCATTGCTCTTCTTCCATTTGTTAAGCATAAAGACCATATCACGCCAGTCTTTAGAACAATAGCTAAGAGCTTTATCTCCATCACCAACAGGTTTAGATACATAACGTTTGTTTTTATTAGCAAGTACAAGTGCTATAGCATCATCATACTTCTTAAACTTTTCCATAGGAATAGTAGCAATACCAGCTCTTTCAAATATAGCTGACCCATATTCTCTATCTTGTTCCCATCTAGCACCTTCTACGTTGCAGCCGTAGATAGGGTATCCTTTACGTCTATAAGGTTCTATACGTTGTATGTACCTACTGTTATCAGTAACAAATATAAGATCAGCCCAGTCCATACTGGGTTCCCAATCAGGTACTTTCTTAAAGCAATCCATACCATCACCGTTTTCACAGCGAGTACCATCAAAATTATTACGCATATACACACGTACATCGTGTCCGTAAGCAGCAGACTTGATAGCCAAGTCCATAGCAAATCCACAATCAAATTGGTCAATGATTAGAAGTTTCATAATTATTTACTTTGTTCGAGTTTTTCTCTACGTTTATCTAACCGTTCTTTTTCTTTGTCGTGTTTAGGAGTCCACTCCATACGACCAGCTTTAATTTCTTTGTCTCTATAGTTCCAAGCTTGTTCTTTAGTAGCAAGTTCACGTTCAGCACGTTGAGCTTTTCTAGTATCAGCATCAGCACCATAAATAGGAAATCCTGCTGTTCCTAGTAACGCACGTTTAACACCTTCTCCTTCAGGAGCATTACTAGCAGCTTGTACTTGGAAAGGAGCCATACCTTTAGCAACAGCACCCAATCTACTTAAAGTACTTCTATCAACAAGTTTAGGAGCATTAAGACCAGCATATTCTGTTCCTGCAAAACCAATCCAAACAGCTTTGGGAATAAATCCTAATTTATCAGACAATGTTTTATCTGGATCAGAAATCCAATGGTAAGGTTCCATAGCATGTTTCATAGCTTGCATAGACGTACCATCTGGAAACTCTATACGAGTAGGATCTTTGTTCTCCCATATAGGTCTATTAGCTGTCATCATATTAATAGCATTTAATAAAGTAAAGTATGTTAATGCTGTTTTAAATTGATACAGCCTAGCATAGTCTCCTTTGGTTGTGGGAACTGCTAAACCTTTAATACCTTCTACTGGATGCCATGTAGTTGGGTTAAGATTTTTAGGTAGAGCAGAACTAAAAGCACGTACAGTAGATACAGTCCAATCTGGAGCAAACAAAGCTACTTGCAGTGCTCTACGACCTTCAGGGCTATAAGCAGCAAGAGCAACACGTTTACCAAACTCTGTTCTAGAATCTAATGCAGCTTGATACCAATTAAGACCACCACCAGCTTCATTTAAAAACTTAGCTATTTCTTTACGAGTAGCTGATTCATCAAATGGTTTACCCTCTTTAGAAGCTTGCATACGTGCTCTATCCAAATAAGCTTCAGCAGTTGATAACTTAATGCCTGTATGTAAATAGTCCCAAGTGTATTTATCAAAATATCCCAAAGTATATTTTTCAGTAGCACTAAGAGACTTTTCTAACACCCTAGTCTTAGGTCCAAACTTACCAATTAAAGTATCAGCAAACTTACCTGTAGCAGTAAGTATTCCTTGAGACACATCTTCTGGTACACCCAATTGAATACCATCTTCTCTAATCCATCTATCAACACTACTGCCTACACCACCTTTTCTAAATTGTTCTACAGCTTTACTAATAGCAGATAGTTGTATATCTTTACCAGTAAAAGCTTTAACTCCTTTTTCTACCAAAGGAAGAACAATAGCATCTTTAATAGGTGACCAAATAGGTATGTTGGCACTAGAATAAACTTCCATCAAAGATTTAGCATGAAAGAAAGAACCAACAACGTTCATTCGTTTAACAAAATTGGATATGCCTCCTAACGCTTTCATCAAGTCTCCAGGACTTGAATCAAATACAAACTTAAGGTGTGGTACTAAATCTTGGTGAATAGCGTATCCAGCTAATTCAGAGTTGTCCATTACCTTCCAACCATATGGTAGTGGCTCATCTTTGGTAATAGGTCTAATTAAAGCTTCACCATTCTCATTTCTAACCTGTTTAATGTTTTCAATAAGATTTTTATTCTCAATAGCTTTTTCTACTGAGAGTGCGTAGTCTTTATAAATCTCTGCTAAGTTATTTGACTTAAGTTTAAAGCGATAGTCTTTGCCGTTATCAGCTAACCATTTGTTAATACCGTTAAGATGGATAGTTAAATCTTCACGAGTCTTAAGTCTACGTTGTTCACCGTACTTAGTTGTAGTCTTAGTACCACCCTCTGATGCAACTTCACCATAACCAAAAGCATCTTTTAAAAACTGTTCTAAAGCCCCAGGTGGAGCAGCACCTTCTGTAACTACATTACGAGCTACATAGTCTTCATGCCAACCATTGATAACACCTTTTTCTAAAGCACGTTTACCTAGGTTATCCATTAGCTCTCTAAACTTATTAGCTACTTCTTTAGCTTTACCAACTAAAGTTTCACCCTTGTCTATGTCAAAGCTAAGTTTCTCTAGATCAACATCTTTACCAGCCATCTCTTTAAGATCACTGGTGTTGTTATGTACGATACGTTCATTGGCTTCTTTAGAGTTTAAGTTTGTACCAACAAACTTTTCTACTTCTCCAACAGCATCACCCCAAGTCTTTTTATATTCTTGGTAACCTTCAAAGAATTTAACAGCCTCTACTTCACCATGTTT